TTTGAATATAACTTTATAATGATTAACGCTTACATCTTTTGACTCTATCTGTTCTGCAAAATATGTCACATTATCAGATAAACCAAGAAAGTGTTTTTTATATGAATCCTCACCGACTTTACAAGTCAAATTTAATTCTGTTGACGTTCTATCATTTCCTAGTGAACAGAATCCCTCAACCGACAACAGATATTCTCCGGTTATTCCATTATAAAATACGATTCTTCTATTTACTTTAAACATATCTGCATCTTTTGATAAGTTGTAAGATGCAGTATCGGCATCACTACAACCCGCCAATAATGGCATCAAGCACACTAGAAATAAAATTAGTAATACCTTCTTCATAAACTTTTCCCTTTCTTTATTAAATTATAAATTATTGTTCGCTCGTCTTATTACCAAATATTTTTTCTAACATTTCTACAAAGTCTGATAATGTCATATTATCGTGGAACATACTTAACAGCTTATTTACGATCTTATCTTTTTGACTTTCTAACCTAAGATCTATGATTTCCTTATCTGCTTTCTTTTGCTCCGTAATACCCGCAATCCTACCATCATTAAATGCCTTTTTTGTTTGAGCTTTAAATATGTCTATAAGTTCGTTATATAGACGACTATTATTTTCTATAGATTCCTTTATTTTGTGAATTAACACTTCATTTCCCATATATATATTATTATTTATAAAATCATTCCCCCAACTATCTGGAATGCCCATAGGAACTGCATGACCATAGTTAATATAACACGCCTCCTTAAAACGTTCTTTCGGAATCTCGTTTGCATCCATAATCATTTTTTCAATTTTATTCATATATTATTACGTTATATTCCTGCCTACCGAATTGTATTGCCTCAATAACTTTATCTCCGGGCATAGCTATATCAAAATAATCACACCCGTAGCGACTATTCATCCTATCTAAAACTACGAATCTTCCCAGTCCCTCAATTTCAACCTCTGTATTTTTAGGAAGACAATTATTTGCAATTACTTTAACTCCATTTTCAAGTAGTTGGCAGAGATTATCTCCATAAGCCCCAACACAAAAATCTAAATCCGTCTGATATGCAACTAGATTATATGCACTTATAACCCCCTTAATTTTACTTGAAACGGCCTGTATTTGGATAGTTTGAGGCTCTTCATGATAGTTTATACCTTTTTCTATGTTTTTAATCCAAATAAGCCCTATAATGAGCCATACAAGAAGAATAAATATTCCTACTCTACTTGTTCGTAGATTATTTTGATAACCCATATAATTTATAGGCACAAATCTTTTTGGTATTTTTGGCTCTGCCGTATAGGCAGTTCCTACAAAATACTTATACTCTTTTACTTCGTTTTTGTTTTTCATTTTTTTATTTTAATTATAATTTTTCTAACCTATTTAAAACGCTATCAACAAACTCTTCGTCATAATCTTCTTCATAAGCTATCTTTTTTAAATCAGTTATAAGTCCTGTAATTAAATAATGATCTGCATCTTTTATCTTATCTACAATTATCTGATCTTTATAATTACAGTGCCCATCTTGATATGCACCATTGTGAGTAGACTGATCATCATACCAGTCCTGTATAGAATCTTCTACATAGCATGCACTTTTTATTAAGTGTAAACAATACGATATTTGTTTGTCTGTTATCATAGTTTTAGTTATCCACAGTTAGTTAATATAATTTAATTATAGCAAATTATTTATTGTTATTCAAGTATCAATATTATTACTTAAATATTGTCTATACAATTCATGTGCATTGCTCAGATTAAACTCTTTTTCATTCAATATAAATGTATGTATTTCTTCATGACAATTCCTACAAACTGGAACGACGTCTTTTTCTGTCTCTCTAAATAAATTATCATAATTATTATGATGCAATTCAGTAGCATCTTCAAAACAACAATAACAAGTTCTGGTATGATTCTTAAAATAATTTTCTCTAAACTTCTTCCAATGTTTAGACTTTAAATAAGATTTATAGTCTCCGTTATAATTTTCTCTTAATTTTTCGTTAGATAGATATTTTCTAAACCTCTTGATTCTTCTTTTGGATTCTGAAATATCTATGCCCAAATTTTTTAAACACTCAAATTGTATTTCCATCATCTTGATCTTTAATATTTGTCTTATTATTTTTTATCAACAACAAAAAGAATCTGTTCCAAGATTTATCTCCTTTTAAGTCTTTTAATTGTTTTACGGTTGTATCGTCTAACCTAAAACAATAGGGTTTATATGTTTTATTCTTCATAATTATGTATTACCAATTGTATTACATTATACGCCCCTATCAACTCTCTCCATTTCTTTCGGAATATTAAAGTATAAATATATGTTTGAATCTGATTAAATGTGCTTTAATAATGGCAATATAATGATTTATACGTATTAAAAAGGAATTATCTATTTTCTCTTCGGCAAGAGAATATGTCTAATTCTTTTGTTTTTGTCAATGATCTTTTAATTCTTTTTGTTAACATTCCGCTTAGAAACGGAGCCGAGCGACATCTTCCCTCTCTTTTTTACTTCCGAGATTACCAGATGTATGGTGGGCGTAGAAGTTTAAGGAAAACAAAAAACCCTTAGAATATAAATTCTAAAGGTGTTCTTGCGATAAATAAAGCTACCAACTTTATGCTTAAAGAATTGAAATACATTATCTCTGAAGATAATGATGCTATTCTTTGGGCATTTTTCAATGCTTTATGCATAATATTGGCAGTTAATTTATTTATCTACCTTAATTATATCAGATGTATCATATTTGTCAATACATCAATAATATTATTGTATTAACAATTATAAATTAAAAAAATATTTCTTGCAAATATAAGTTATCCACAGTTTACCCCACCACCTCACTCACTATATATTTATATGCAAATAAGTGTATACATTTAATTGCCAGTATAGATGCAAACAGAGATCATAAATCCCTGTTAGGCTATAAGAAAGTTTTATAAATGTTGGCCTATAATTTTGTTTTTGTTTTTAATCTACCCTTTTAATTTTGTTTTTGTTTTATAGACTTATTTTATTTTGGCCAACATAATTTATTTAAAACCTAGATATAGTTATGAATATAATACACACATTATAATGAATAATACTAATAATATTGGTATATAATTATCAGACTTCCTTAAATATTCAAATGTATTTTTGAATGGATTTCTTTTAGTATCTACATGATATAAAAGAGCTCCTATAAGATACATTATGAGTATTACTCCGATACATGCTAAATATTCCATTTTATTTTGTGTCCTTTTTTATTGCCTCTTCAATAGCCGTCTCCCCAATAATCTTAGTTGAAAGTAGCATTATTATATAATTTTTAAATTCTTCTTCTGGAAGATTATTTTTCATATCTAATATAATTTCTCCTTTTTGTTTATTAGTTGTTGCATAAATAAGAGAATTTATATATGGATCATTTTTAGTTTTTAATACTGACTTAACAAAGTCTTTTTCTAGGTCTAATATTTTTTCATCTTTAACATTTTCCTGATCTCCATATACATCAATAGCAAGTTCTTTAAATATCTCTTCTATGTCTGCATCTTTATCATCAACAAATTTATTAGTATATTTTATTAAGGCATTCTTTTTCTTCAATGATATTCTAGCCTCTTCTTTTTCCTGTTCTGATGTTTTTTCTGATAAAGATTCTGATAATCCTCTATTAGATATTTTGAAGAATCTTCCTAATATTGGAGTCATGCTTATTGATTTCTCAAACCTATTAAGGTCTTTTATTTTGTCTCTAACATCAATTCTAGATAATCCTAGTTGATTAAAAGTCCACTTTAACATTGGCTCTGTTTTATACCATCCTCCGGCTTTCATCTCTGTATCAGACACAATATCATATCCCCTAAATGTATCTCTAGGAGGTCTTCCATTTAGAAAATTATTCCACTGGACTATCATTCCTATTGATGGAGAAAATGACGGAATCTGTCCTCCGGCAAAGCTAAATACATCAGATAGTGTTTCTGTAAACCTCTGTTTTTCTTTTGTCATCATTCCGGATGCTATTTTCCAAAATATACCAGATAATAATCTTCCTGTTTCATCTGATGGTATTCTCATGTATACAGTTTTTCCATTATATTTTCCTAGTGGTAATGTTGTGTAGTTAGTTTTATCATACTCAGATATGTTGTCTATAAGTTCTTTAATTTCCTTTCCAAATAATCCTGCGGCCATTAAAGCCATTATAAGTTTTGGAACAATATCTTTCTTAACTGTCTTCCACCAATACCCACTTCTAGTTCTAGGATCAACAAAAGCTGTTTCTATGTCGGCTCTATATCCCTCTTTAAATATATTAGAGAATAAAAATACGTTGTTATACATATCAAATAAATTTCCTTTTCTTGTAAAGTCTGGAGTTCCAACCCTACTTCTAACTATGTGAGAAATTTCTTTTATATTCATTCCCTGTTCTTTTAAATGAGTATATGTAGCAACTTTAGGCAATGTTTCTATTACATCTCCAACAACTTTTATCTGATGCAATAAATATGCTAGAGGTTTTATGAATTTATTAACTAATTTCTTTTTGTCAATAAGTCCATATCTATTTAACATTTGCTCTACTTGATTAAGTTCGTCTCCGTCTGATCCGGATATTATATCGTTATATGTTAATCCAATTGCCTTATTATTTTCCATTTCAGATATAAGTTCGCTATATTTTCCAAGTGCTCTTTTTTTAGCCTCTGGAAGTGCACTAACATATTTCTTAAGTGTTTTAGCAAGAGTTAAATCTGGATTAGCTTTCCATGTTCTAGAGAAATCTCTTAGTAAGTTAAATGACTGAAACCCAACATTAAATGTTATATAAACAGGTTTGAAATAATATCTATTTAGCACTCCGATAGTTTTTCTAAATACCTCATTAAATTCTGTAGTCTGATTAGATAAGGATTTTTCAATATATGGATCTACATAATATGCGTAAGGTTTACCCGCCACTTTATATTTTAATACACTCTTAAATGGAATATCTTTTACATATCCAGTTTTATAGTTTACCTTTGCTTTTTGAACATCATCTGGGAAGTTTTCCACTAGCCAATTAGCAACGAATCTTCTAGTTTCGTTAAGTCTAGCGGCCTTTCTCATTACAATAGCTTTTATAAGAGTTGATGTTAATGGATTAGCAATTGTGTCTAGAGTTCCTACTTGATGAAGAATACTTGAAGATACATATCCATCTAAAATATGTTTAAGAGTAGCGTATGTTCCATAAACGCTTTCTTCATTCATTATCTTATTATATGTGTCTTCTTTTATTAAATCTCTAGCGGGCTCTAAAACTTCTTCTTTATATATTTTTTGAAATTCATCCACTGCCCTTTCTAAAACAGAATATTTTTCTAGCCCTATCTGTTTTCTCATATAATCTAGTTGTGCTTGTGCTGTCTCTGGATTCTGTCCTAGAGGATTAGCAAGCCCTGATCTGTCTCCTAAAACTCTTTTCAAGAATAACATCTTTCCCATGTCTTCGTCTGTTAAACCTTTAGATAAATATGTCTCTCTTATAGGATTAAATTTTTCTAAAATTGCTTTAACCTCATTTCCCAAGAAGTTATTTTCTTCAAGCATATAAGATACTTTATCTTCTGGATTCATTACTATACCCGCTTTTTCTTTTCTATTTATAAGTTCTTTTTCTTTCTTCAATAATTCAATGTTTTTATCATAAAAAGCATATTGAATATGATACCAGAGAGACTTTCTTTGATTCTTAGCTATCTCAGCCTTTGCTCTATGTAGTGCCTCTCCATCTTTAAACATCTGATCAATGTCTTGTCCTCTAGCCTCTAAAATATTATCTGTTTGTCCTGTTAAAAAGTCCATTAAATCAAAATATTTCTTCTTAACTTCTGGCTTTCTATCTAAATATTTAAAAAATTTATCATAGAATAAAGGAGTTCTTTCTGGTAATATTTCCGGATTATTAAACAATACAGATATAAAGTCTGCATATAATTCTGGAGACGATTTTCTATATGCCATGTGTGATGGAGATGCTCCCGTCTCTGGAAGTGGCCTATACCAAAAACTTAAATCCTCTAATTCTTTTCTAAAGTCTTTTTCAAAAATAAGTCTGTTATTTATTTCGTCATATTCTGACAATGCTTGATTATATTTTTCAGTTTGTTTATCTGTTAACTCTCCCCTATCCTGTAATTTTTCATATCTTCTTATCCTAGATAATACTTTCTTTCTATTCGCAATATCTTCTTCAGCACCTAGTATTCCTTTTCTTATATCTCTTATGACAAGAAGTTTGCTTATTAACTTTCCTTTCATCACTTTATCCGGAAGATAATCTATTAAGTGTCCTACCTCGTGTGCTAGTGTTTTTGCTACTTGATTAGGATTTCTAAATATAGATGGATTAAGTCCTATTCTAGGATCTCCTTTTTCTCCATAAAACATACCAAACGATCTAGCATATTTTCTTAGAAATACTTTACTATTGCCTGCGGTTGCCAATAATTCGTTAGCAAGTTTTAACATCTCTGGCATTTGTATATTAGTTATTTTATTTGGTATATCTCCAGTCTTTGAGTTAATTGCTATATCAGAAAATTGATCATAGGATGCGTGTCTAGATCCCCCTGATGGAGACTTTGTGGATGCCTTATCTGTATTTAGTTTTAAATCTTCACTCATAAATAATGGCCTGAAATCTTCTTCAGCAAAATACATGGATGCCTTGTCTGCATCTATTGTGTTTAAAGCATCTAATAGATAATTTGCATTATAAAATAATCCCTCTTCCTGTTTTATTTGCATAATTAGAGATCCATCATTTACAACTTCTGGCTTAGTATTTACATTAGTTTTTTTAGCTTTTACATTTATAGATTTTTCTATTTCTCCCTTTGATACAGATAGTTTAATATTATTATCTGATAATTCTACTTGAACCTGTTTTGTTGGAGTGTCTTTATAATATGGAGCTAGGTCTTTTAATGCCTTTGTCATCTCGCTTTTATCAAAAGAATATCCAGTTGTATATTTTGGTATTATTTGTTTGAAATCTGGATATGTTCCTATTATTCTCTTTACTATTATGTCTCCCTTATCCCCAGACAATTTTATTAAATCATCATTAAAACTTAGATCTATTTTATCTCCTATTGTTCCTAATAATTGAGAAACCTTTTTTGGATTATGTATTATTATATTTGATTCTATATTTGATTTTATAGGTATTTTTTTCATAAATAATCTGTAGCTATCAGTTCCTACTAAAGTCAACATTCCATCTGATGTTTGCATGCTTACCCCTGTTATTTCTGGTCTAGCATAATCTTTAGAGTCTATGAATGATGATGCTTTTTTAAATATATCGGACATCTCCTCAGAATTTATACTGTATACTTTTGACTCTTTTATTTCTGGTAATTCTGGGAAGTCTTCTGCTGGATATTCTCCCGGTAAAATATCATTTCCTATAGTCTTATAAATACCATCTTTCATGTCTGTTTTTAATGATAACCCCACCTCTAAATCTGTTGTTATAAGCTTTCCATCTTTTACTAAAAACTCATTTAATATTGGTAGTGTCTTATTTTTAGGAGACATCTTTTTTACTATTTCTGGTATAGATAAATCCTTTTTAGGTTTTTTTGGAGTGGTTTTTTTAATAGATTTTTTAGAAGATATAGCACTAGACACTCTAGACTTTGTGATTTTTTCTGCAACCTCTTTTGATTCTTTTATTGTTTTTGAAGACTCTTTTATGGTCTTCTTAACAATTTCTTTTTGTATTTTTTTATCTGATGTCTTTATATTATTTAGCACATTATCTATAGCTTTTTCTATGTTTTCGTCTCTTCCAGATTTAGCAACAACACCACCCGCCATTGGTTTATTTATTTCTTTTTTTATAGATTTATATTCTTCTATAATATCATTTTTAATCTCTTCAATAGTTGGCTTGTTATTATAAAATCTTGTAATTATGTCTCCATTTTCTCCCAGACTTTCTGTTAATCCAATATCAATAGACCACATATCATTTTTTTTATTCTTATCTGGAGACTCTATTTTTCTTATTTGTGCATCCAATTCTTGAATGTCTTGCCATTCTTTTATTTCAGCGTTTTTATTCCAAATATCTTTTGATATTCCATCTATAACTTTAAATGTTTCTTCTTTTCCAGTTAATGAAATTACTTTTGGATTTATTACTACCAATTCTTCTTCTCCGCCTCCAATATATACTGCATCTACGCCATCTTTCAATAACTTTGGTATAATGTCGTTTAATTCTTCTGCATATTCTATTCCGTCTATTTTGACGATATTAGCATCACTATTTATTTTAGCCTCTAAAAGTCCTCCGGTATTAGAAGTTCCAGTAAATCTTGATGCTATCTTTGGATTCATACTAAAACTTATACTATCTTGTAGTCGTCCATATCCTCCACTTCTAAACGCATCTTCTGGTAGTTCTGATCCAAACTTGAATCCCTCTTTTTTAATAATTGGTAAAACATCTGCAGATGTTCCATGATATATATTATACGAATCTAATTTTACTGGAGTAGTTTTTATCGGTTTTTCTGATATAGGCTCATCTATTATATTTCTATTTGCTATCTTTTCTATATACGCCTTGTCTTCTTTAGAGCCATATTTATATATTCCGTTTTTCATATCTTCTACAGAGTCATTCCCGAATATTCTTTTTAAGTATTCTACGTCATCTTCGTCTTGTAGGTTTAAAGTTCTATCATATTTTTTAGTGGCACTCTCTGACTTAATCTTTCTATAAACAGATGCAAGTGCAAGAGTAAAGTCCGCCTCTGGATTCTCTTTCATCATTTCAACTCCTAGATTATTTATAGCTGTCTCTATTTCTGGATTCTCTTTCATAATCTGAATAGCCTTATTTGTATATTCTGATAATGACTCAGACTCTTTTGCTACGTTTATGAGTGGCTCTATATCGCTTGTTTTTGGGATTACAGAGGTTTTCTTAGTCTCAGACGATACTTTATTCATCTTTGCAGTTTGTGTAGCTCCTGCGATAGCAGAAGAAGCCACAGATGGACTTACAGATGGAGTAGGAGTTATGCCGTTAGTAGATCTAACTATATTCCAGTCTATATTTTTTGGAACAATATCTGTCCCCGGAGTTATTGGAGATTCTATTTTTGGAACTTCTCCAGATGGCAATGCCTCTCCGCTTTTAGCTATTCTTAATTTTTTGCCAATATCTTGAATAGGCATACCAAGTTTTGTTTTGAAAGATGGCTCTGCCTCTATTGCTTGTATTTGTCCTTTTCCGGGAATTTTTGGAATCTTAGATGTTTGCACTCCCGTCTCTTTTGTAATTGTAGTTTTTACTCCATTTTCAAAATCTACTACGCCAAATTTTTTTACTTTAAACTCTGGATTCTTAGATGCCTTAGAGCTTAAATTAGCAGTTGCCAAAGATGCAATTGCATACATGTCTAAACCTGTATTTAAAAGTGAGGCATACCAAGCTTTAGCTATCTCAGATTTATCTGTCTTATTTACATCCCCCTCAAAGTTTCCGGTGGTTAAATAATTCCTAGCCTGATCCTTACTTATAGGAGTAGCCTTTTTACCTGTAAATTGTTCTGCTGAATGATATTGATTTATAAATTCGTCTGCGACATAATCTAAGAATTTTTCTTCTTTACCAGATACTACGGCCGGAACGTTTCCAATTACTTTTACTGTAGTCTTTAATGCTTTAGGGAATAATGTTGTCCCACCCTCTCCAATACTAGCACCAAAATTATAAGCATCTTTTGAGGAATTTTTTGCATATTCAAGAGCTTGTTTTTTATCTCCAGTTCTTGCATATTCTAATGTTCCCCCTAAAACAAAATTAGATGCGGCCGCCATAGCACCGATTATATAAGAGCCTGCTTTCCCTGCGTATTCTGTAGCCTTATCATATCCTTTTTCTGCACCAGATAAAACCTTTGGTATATTGTTTTTTACTTCTTTACCCGCTAAATTTATAGCTCTTGACCATATATCTTTTGAAGATGGTTTATTATCTCTAATAGATTTTTGTTTATCAAGCAATTCTAGTGCTTGCCATTGATTTAATTCTCCATTTTGATAGGCATCAATAACTTTTTTTTCAAATACCAAAAGACCCCCTTGTCTCTCTTCGTCTGGGAGTTTGCTAGATTTTATAAAAGGTTTTTTAAGTCCCAATATTCCTGTATCTGCTTTTGTAGTTTTTAAGTTTGATGGCTCATTTGTTCCACCAATAGATATAGGAGCTAAATGATCTAGCTCCGTTTTTAATATTCCGAATATATTTTTTCTTTTTATATCATCTCTTTGTGCAAAGGACTCATATTCGTCTTGACTAAATTCCTTTCTTTCTGATTTCATTCCCTCTTTTCCATAGTAGCTCTCTGCTTTTGCAGTTCCTCCAGTCTTTGGCATTTTTATTGTTTTCATTGGTGTTATCTGACCATAAGAAGACTTAGCACCATTCATTGCTTGTTCTGGAGTTAATCCTAATTTAATAAGAGAATCATAATTATCTTGTGCAGATTTATCAAAGAATTTTTTATCTAGTGGATTTATATTTGGATCTTCTGTTGTTATTTCCTGAGGAACAGTTTTCTTTTTGTCTAACCCAAGATTACCCCTCATCTTATCAAAATTTATTTTTGATTTAAAGTTTGTAGACCCCCCAGACGAACCCATGTTCCCACGAAGTTTATCCCAGTTTATTGCCATAGTATTTTATATTATATTTTTATTATACTACTTGTTCTTTAACCATTCTAGCAAAGATCCACTATTTCCACTTCCACCGCTAGATTTTTTTCTTCTTTCCTGTATTGTTTCATAAGCTCCGGGAGCAGACCAAGTATCCTTATCCAGTAAATTGTCTATAATATCATCTGGAGCACCATATCTTGATTTAATATAGTTAAAAGCTTGTCCCCAATTCTTTTTTCCACTAGCCAAGTCATCAGATATACTTGCGATATCATCATAAAAAGCCTTTGTTTCTTTATCTTCTCCAGTTGATGTGCTACCGCCACTACTTGATTTTGGCTTTGCATAGTTTCCTATATTTGTATAACTTCCAGTTGATGGATCAAATACAAGAGTCGTTCCGTCGTCAAGTTGTTTCAATTCTTTATCTTTTGGTATCTGATAAGATGTATCAACTTTCATACTTCCATCATCTCCAGTAATTAAGATATTTCCATTAGACATTACTTTATAATCATAGCTAACCTTACCTGCGGATTTTGCATAAGCAGATAGTTCTGTTGGAGTCATTCCGGATTCATTCAACAGGTTTGCATATTCTTCATCAGATAAGTCCGTTATCTTTCCACCAGCCTTGAAGAATGTTATTGCATCAGATTTAGCACTTTCTCTTATCTTAGATAAATATTCATTTGCTTTTTCTTTTTGTCCTGCTATTTCTAATCTTTTGGCCTCTATCATGTCATTTGCTCTTTGATTTGATTTTGTATATAATGCTGATTTCTTAGCCTCTCTCTCAGATTCAATTGAGTTTATAATACTCCTATTATATCCCTCTGTAGTTGATTTTTGTGCCTCTCCCATTGGAGTATCCATTGTTCCAGACCTTGAAGATATGGCTCTTGTTTGTCCCATTCTATTTTCTCCCTCAACTCTTGCCTGAGATAATATTCCAGAATATGCTAAATCAATTGCTTTTATTTGCTCTTCAATTTCTTTTCTAGTTCTCTCTCTTATAGATTCTTCGTCTAAAGTGTCTATGGTTGGAACACTATCTAGACTATTCATTGAATATCTAAGAGTAGTTTTTGTAGGAGCTGTTCTAGTTGTATCTGTATTACTAGAAGATCCGCTAGCATTAGTAGGAGGATTAGATGGATAATACTGATTATATAAATCAGATCTTACGCCTAAGTCTTGAACGTCTGACTTACCAGACCAGTCTCTACCCCATTCGGTAGAGCCTATTCTTCTTCCAGATCCGCTCTCATAAATATCTTGAACACCCGTCGTTGGATTAGCATACCTAAATATTTGTCTTGCCATATTTTTATTTTTTATTTTATTTAATTATATAATAATTTGCTCATTCCTGCACACCACGAAAACGTAATGTGCAGAGTGAATATTTTATTTGTAAAAAGATATATCTACACTTTCTGCGTAGGCATATATTGGAAATATTGCATATCCATAATCTCTACCTATGAGAGCAGATAATGTTTGAGTAGTAGGGGAAGATCCTACAAACAATGTAAAGCTTTTAGATTTAGCATCAACCTTATTTAATTCCATGTCTACTCTAGACTGATAAGGACCACTAGCATTTACTTTTATAATGACTCTAGTTGCGTTCTGCGGTATTGTAAAATACAAATATTGACCCCACGAACTTGATGCTCCCTCAATAATAGCAGGAGAATATGATCCAAGAAATTTACCCTCATATTTTGGATTTACAACTATTTTTGTTTTATCGATTACTCTTCCAACTTGATATGAGTATGTTCCCTCTGGAGTAGGAGAAATAGCACCACTATTTTGTAAATATACCGGACAATCCTCCTTATATAATGTCTTATAACCCTTTATTACACAATATAAATTATCTTGTGCATTAACGGTAGTTGAGTCTGACAATTTAAGGTAGTTTGTATACACACCACTAGATCTATATTTTACAGATATATAATTTCCTGCCGTAGAATTAGATCCAGACACAACTATGCAATATGCACCACCACCACCAACGTGTATATTTGGATACATTGTTAATACTCCAGTTGATAATTCTGATGCTAAATAACTTTTAGTCCAAATTGTTTGATATGTTCCTGACAAATCCATCTTTTTAAGTTCAACAGACATATTTAAACCAGTTCCATATTTTGCTATTTTTAAATCTATCTGTCTTATAAACTCAATATTTTCCATATAATAATATGATGTCACACTTCTCCCCAAATAACTTCCACCATAATATAGTGCATGTTCCGCACTATCAATTGTAAAATTCCAAAATGTAGTTAATGTCCCAACGTCATATCTTGCAAAATTAAATCCATCTAGTATACCATCTGTTATAACCTTTACGTCTGCATCCTTACTAACGCTATCGTATGCAAAGCCTATTGGAGTATATCCAAGAGATGGATTATTTCCATCATCAGCTTTCATTACAACATCATAATACGCATAAAATCTACAGTCTCTCGTTGAATCGTCTGCCCAAGTCGTAGTTCCACTATTATAAAGTTGCGTTTTACCATTTGCATATCCACCTGATGCGTTGCTTTGCCATGCGTAATAATTACTTCCATTGTATGAATCGTCTGATCTTCTGATATCTATCCAATAAGTTGTATTTGCAGTTATGCTTATATTCGTTGCAAATGGAATATCAAAATCTTGATATGAAGTAGTTAATGTTTGATATGGTAAAGTATATGACCCCAACAACGTAGCTCCATCTGTATCATATATTCCTATTACTAAATCTGTAGTAGGAGTTCCTACCATCTTTAATCCATTTATTTTTATTCTTTTTAATATTGTATTTATAGGAAGTTTAAATGACTGCCTTACTCTTTGGCTTGAAGTAGTATCTGCAAAATTTCTTGCATCAGTTCCAGTTGTATAACTTTCGTTTGTTTCTACTTCACATAAATAATTCAATGCAGTTATATTTTCTCCTGCTTTTCTTACTTGTTGAGATACATCATTCTTTAATGCGAATGTGCCACTATCAACATACATTCCATCTGTTCCATTTAATAATCCACCTGCAGTTTTTAGTTTAGGTAATAAATATCCTCCAACTATTTTTAATCCTTGACCTATCTTTGCAAATAATCCTAAAGAATCTCTATCAATAAAGTTTCCAGTTCCTTGAGTTGCTGTCCCCGCAGCACCATTCAAATAATTAGCTCCACTTATATCAGTTCCGACAGTTCCAGTTGAGGTTGATAACACAGATACCTGACTTTCTGTTCCAGTAGTTCCAGATGTTATTGTAAATTTATAATCCGTAGCATTATATGATACAGTTTCAGATCCTCCGGTTATAGCTCTTATTTTAGTTTGAATTAGAGTTGCAACATCATTCATAGATGTAGCTGTAGAAAAGTTTATGGCATCAAAATTATATGCAATGCCATCAATAGTTGCTCTAAAACTTCCATTTGTAATTCCAGTCCATCCAGTATAAACTCTCATTCCTGCTATTACAGCACCAGTTAATAGAGTTCCATTAGTATTTGCTCTCAAGTCTGTAATATTTATAAAACTTCTTTTATCTGTATTACTTGTTATTGTAGAGGCATTACATACTACAAGAGCCAAAGAATAAGAATCGTTTGTGAATCCAGTTTGATTTATGCTTATTGCACCATCTTTAAATTCTATATAATTATTTCCAGTTGATACTGCTACTCCACTAGCACCTGCATAAGTTAATATTTCTCCATTTTTAATATATGTTCCTGCATTTATATTTACTTGTTTTCCAGTTCCATTTTGGACTAAGAATCCTGTAATACCGGCTACACCAATTGCATCTCCATAAGCCTTGTCAATTATATGATTAGGATCTGATATTACTCTTGATGGATCTAATTTTGGAACTGCTGGCAATGGAATAACTCCGGTTAGATAATCTGTTAATAATCCTAAAATTGGGAAGTCTGTAATCTTTACACTAGCACCTTTTCTATGAGCAAATTTAAGTGCCGATACTTCTGTTCTGCCATCACTAGGAGATATTCCTCTTTGCATATCTGTTAATGCTGTTCCAGAAACATCAGCAATTATAAACTCTTCTTTATTTGTTCCCTCGTCAATTATAAATCCATACTCTCCAGATAAGTCATTCCCTAGCTTATCTTTTCCGTATGTTAATGTTGCACTTGTAGCTGTAGCAGATATGCTTGCTGCAAGAGTCGTTTCGAATAGGGCTGTTATCTTCATATTTTTATTTTTATTTAATAATTAAAATTATTGATATTTTCTTGGAGCTTTTTCTCTAAATGTATATACTTTTTGAAAATCGTATAAAGATATAGATGCGTATCCAGATCCTGTAGTCTTAAATTTTAGTTGGACTTTCAAAAACTTTGGACTTCTTAATTTTATTGTTTTGAAATAATGATATACGGATGTTGTCTGAATACCCCCTATAGCTCCTCTTCCTATAGTCCTGTCTCCTAAAGTATATGAGCTACCGGAATCAACATAGTCTCCACGACCAGATATATTATCTATAAGCTCAAAATTATCATCATCATAAGCAGCATATACTTCAATATTTTGATCAATACTTATTTCTCCCTCAAAGTTTATAACCTTAGACTTTTTCAAATTAGCCATTCCCATATCATCATTATTGAGCTCTATCTCACATTCATAATCAAAGCCATTGTCATCATAACCACTCATTATTTCATAAATATTATTTGTAGCACTATCTCCCGCTAATAACACTCCATTATAAATTGCAAAGCATGATGCCTCCCTATCTAGAGTAGTATAATTCTTTAATGTTTTGTCATAAATAAATATAATATCATTTGATGTAGATCCGGGCTTTCTTCCTGAAAATAGTATATAGTCTTCAAAAGCACCGCAGACACCATCTGAAAAATCATAATCAGTTAAGTCTAAATATTTAGAAGATATATCCATTGGCACGACTTCTGAAGAATAATTAGATATTCTAAGCATCATAAATATTGGCTTTTCTCCCGCTGTATTTATGAAATAAACTCCATCTGGCTGTTCTATTAAAGACTTATAACTAGGTATTCCTACGCCCTCTCTAAATATTTTATTCGTAGCTGTTAAATCATCTGTAGAATATTGAGTTCTATAAATTGATTTTTGTTTAAAGGAATATTCATATTCATTATATGTGCAAACCCTCATTATTGGATCTCCACCACCATCATGTCTCAAGAAATTTCCCTGAGCGGCTTGACGTGGGGTAGAATATGTAAAGTCTGCTATACCATTATTTGTTGGATCTTCGTATTGATACGAGCATGTAATAGCTGCTAAATTTAAAGGAGCTACATTAAATGTTATTGAACATACTCCAGTTAGGTAATTTATAACTCCACTACCTCCCGCACTACCAGTCAATGTTCCATCATAATTATCTTTGAACGTTTCTACTCCATCTGTAATAGATAATGCAAATAGTTGTCCGTTAACAATTGTGTGATTAAACGTTTTAGTTGTCCCGTCTCCAGTCCCGAAAGATTCGCTTGCAACTGTAGTTTGATTTCTTTTATCAATATAACTTCTATATTGTCCTGTCTTATCTTCCGGCTTTGCCCACAAAAAACAAGCATTGTTTAATATAGATATAAAACCTTTATGATTTTTAGCAGAATTATATATGCTTTTAGCATTCATTGGATTAGCAGATATTATCTTATACATTCCATTTAAAGGATCATTATAATATGTAAAAGCTCCCACTATATTAAAATAATTTGAAAAACTACCCTCAACATCTTGAAGTGTTATATCAACTCCGGACTCATTCTTTACTCTTATAAAGTCCATTGTTAACTCATCATAGTATTCCAAATATCCTCTTCTAGTAGTAAATAAAACCTCTGTTCCATTGGATTTTTTGCCAACAAATAAAGACCTTACTTTTCCAGAGCCCGAGACTTCAGATCCGACAAGATATCTTCCTTTTATTGTCTCAATTTTATCTCCTTTGAATAACCAGTTTTTTGAATATACCGCAGATCCAACAGGAGCAGAATCTTTTTCTACTGATGTTATTAAACCTTTAATAAAATTTTTATTTCTATATCCCATATTTAATCGTTATATGTATTTTGATAAGCTTGCTTAAGATTTGAATCTTGATTCTCCATTGCACTTAATAATGCTAAATATTCTCCATACCATTGAGGAGCTTTATCTCTTGATGGCTCTACTCCATCAGCATATAAAAACAATATTGCAGCCTTATATGCTAATATTGGATGAAATCTTGAGTCTGGCCAAGCAACAGTTCCACTAGAATCTATTATTGTAGTGCTACCAATATAGTTAAATAAAACCGACTGACCATTAAGCCCACTCCCCGATATTCTTAACTTGTTATTTTTTATTGTGAAATATCCGGATCTATCATAAAACTCTTCCCATCTCTCTGGACGGACCATTGTATATGGAGTTCTATTTACATATAAACAGTTAAATTGTAATGGCATTAAAAAGTTAGTTGGGAGGGTGTATTCAACACTATAATTTCCAGTTATCGTATATGTTTGATCGTCTTTTAAAAACTCCCACTCTCTTGATGTCTCTACTATTGCACAAGCTGAGTTTAGCAATATATAAAAACTTGTTTCGTTAAATGAATCATCATCAACTAAGTCTTTAAATAGATCGAATAATTCTTGTCCCGACATAAAATTTTTATTTAATATTTAATTATTTTAATTTCCATTTTATACAGTGTTTTATGTTTGTCTTTTTTCCAAATATTTTATGGAATCTGATATGACAATTGATACATAGTGTTATCCCATTGTCTATAGCAGTTCTTAAACTGGGGTTTTCGGAGAAATTTTCTATATGATGTGCATTTATTTTATCTCCTCTTACCCCACATTTTTGACACGTATAATTATCTCTAGCAAATACGGACTCTCTCCACAATCTCATTTCTATACTTTTTCTAAATAATTCTTTTTCTGGGGTTTTTAATATTCCCCAATCTCTATTTTTCATCGATATAGATTTATTTACCCTTTCCTTAATAGTCTGTCTTCTTCCTTTTAATGCTATACTTATATTTCTTCTATGTTCTTCTGTATGTTTTTTACCTATTGAATATTCGTGATAACACGCTTTAGAACAAAACTTCCCTTTGCCAACCTTTATCCTTGCCGGTCTTGTATAGAACCTATTTCCACACTTTTTACAAATAATTACTGTCATCTATATAGTGTTAATTTTCCATCTATCCATTTTTGCCAGTCTATACTTCCATCTGTTTTATATGGAATCTCAATTCCAAAATTCATACATAGACTTTTTAATGCCTCTGGAGATAAAGCCGGCAACCATATTCCAACTGCTGAACTATTTTCGTCTTTTATTATTTTTACATTTTTGTTTGACATAATGTTTGATTTATTATCCTTATCAGTGTATCCCCAAACTCCACTGACGGATTTTATAAAATAATTAAGTTTTAATTTTTGCCATCCATTGTTTCCTACTCCATTCCCCCAACTGTTTAAGTTTCCTATAAACTCTTTTCCGTCTTTGTCTAGTTCTGCTATTCCTGCATATAGTGCATGACCCCAAGTATATTTTTCTGGTGGCTGAGGATATTCACTTCCCCAACTTCCGTTATTAGAGCCTAATACGCTAAAATATGCACCAAAATTCATTAAGATAGACCAAGCCATGTTATCCATCAACTCTTGTCCTGATCCAACTACCTGACTAAATTTTAGTCCTTTTAATGCAGTCCTTACTGCTTTTAATTCTTCTGTTTCTTCTGGCTTAACAAGATATTCATCTTCTGTCATAGGACGTATTGCTTGTTGTCCTCCTGCATCATATTTAACCATACTAGCTACAAGTTCTTCTGTTCCTACTCCTCTAGTAATTGCTAGATTAAGAGCATCATATAAATATCCTCCCTTGTGTCTACCTAAAGAAATATAAGCATAAATATCTTTAGGAGATATCTCAGTCCAGATTCCAGTCTCAATATAATTTAATATTGTCAGATATTTTGCTAGTCCATGACCAGTGCATGAGCTCGATGCTCCTTGATTATTTGGCGGTATAATAAAATATGGAATGTTATTATCCTTAACAATTTTTTTTATTTCTCTATATCTCTCTATTCCCCATCCCTCACGTCCACGCCATCCGAAAAACTCTTCTTGATTTTTACAAGTAGCTCTAAAACCTAAAAGCAACTGAATATTAAATCCAGTTTCCCAGTCAAAAGGAACGCCTGAATATGAAATAGGTTTTGTCTCATCAATAATTCTTTCTTTATCAAGACAACCCGTTCCGAACAATTCATTGTTTATAATTACTTTTTCCATATATTTTTTTATTATTATAGTGGGAATTGCAAGATTTGAACTTGCACCTCCGTGATCGATTCCGGCGGACTGCCAAATTATCCTATCTCCCCAAAATTGGTAGTTATTCAAGCAACACTACCAAATGCTATTCTTCTTTGCTTATTTTGGTAAGCGTATTACATCTGATACACTGCTTGTATTCACTCTTTGTTTCTAAATCAATTCCATATTCATGCAATATAGTTTTCTTGCACTTAACGCATAAAGACGGCTTTATCAGCACAAACTTAATCTTCATTTCTTGTCTCCTCTA